CTATTTATTTGGATGCATAGGCCACTCGGGTTTTACTACATTAACACGCATAAGCAGCACCCGATATTTTTTCCATGCCAGTAACAGTTTCGTTTCATCATCTGTTGCCATACCTAAATCAACCGCATCCTGAAGCGGAGCTATTACATTCGTTGCCTCTGCTATCAGTGCAGATTTCTTTTCATCATTTATTAAGGCTAATTGTTCTGGTGTTGGAGAAGGACGGTCAACAATGACAGGATGACCGTTCTCACCACAGGTAATCATTTTTGTTACACTCTGTGCATTAATCAGTGTTTTCCACTCTGATTCCGAGATTTCCACTGCATCATCAGGAATATTGGTGCCGTGAAATTCAGTCGAATAAAATCCGTTTGTCGATGCAGAATAAAAATATGACATTTTGTTAATATCCCATTGCAATGTAATACGCATCAGCAGATGAACCGTATCCTGAACCGGGCGACACAGTAATATTAAATCCAGTGTTCTGGACACTTGTCGCCGATACAGTCGGCTGCCCAGCCGCGCCAGTAACGTTCAATGTAACTACGACAGCAATTACTCTTGAGAACGTCATCGGGAACCTCATCCCGTATGTTGAAGATACATTCGGGGCACCATTCAACTGACCGCACTGTAAAATTAATCCAGACGGAAATTTTTGCGCAGCAGCCGTTACGGTATTAATTGACGCGAACAGGCTCATATCAGGTATCTGATTCGCCCCTGTACCTACATTCCTTTTAGCTGCTTCTCCCAAACCAAGGTTTTCGAGAGCCGTTTTCACCGTGCCATCCGATTTGATATCGCCAAACGGATTCTTGCGGCTTAACAGCAGCGCGCGAAGTGCGGTAAGCAACTGATCGTGCCGCCCCTTCTCCAGGCTGGCACCGGATGCCTCCACCACGCTGCAAAGCTCCTCCTGCAACATGTCAAAGTAGTCATCATCCAGATCGGTGGCAGGCGTGCCAGTCTGGGGGTTACCACGGGTAAAACCGTTCTTACCCGCGCCGAACTTATCCTTCTGCGCGGTTTTCGTGTCTATACGATGCATGGATTACTCCGGATATTTAAAAATCACATAGGTATGCGACGGGCAGAGTTTGTTAAGCACACACTCGACAACGGTGTCCCCCCAGAAGCGCAGCGCGGAATCACAGGGATCGCCACATGTCATCCAGGTGGTGTTGGTGGCGACTGGCATGTTGACCTGCCAGTAATACCGCCATTCCGGCACATTCACCGCGTCAGTACAGGCAGATGAGCAGGTGAACGTGCTTTTGTCGTATCGCGTGATGGTAGCGTCTGGTCTGCCCAGGGCAGCAAGCTGTGCAAGGTAAAAATCCTCATTGATGCCGCCCGCCAGGTTAACCTTCGCATCCAGTCGTTGCTGACGCTGGCGAAGGGTCTGTGTCCCTGCGGGAATACATTCATCCGGCAGACCGCACAGACGCTCCCAGCGGTTTATCAGTTCAGTGGTGGTGCGCGGATCCAGCTCCCGCATCAGGGCATCCGCACGCTGATGAACGCGGGTTAATGACGGTGCCGCACCGGCAATCGCCGGATCTCTGGCTGACCACGCCGGACCGGGTGGCAACAGTGCCGACAACAGACGGATGTAATCATCGTTTGTCACGTCCATGAAATCGTCCCCAGTACCGCCAGTTCATTTTTTGCAATGGAGATATTGTCCGCCGGTGCAAGCAACTGATGGCTGTATTCCCCGTTCGCACCGGAAATCGCTTCACTGATACGTGACACCTTCAGTTCTCCCTGCGGATAACCATCACGCAGCAGGAACGAACGCAACTCGGCGGTGATGGCAGCCCGTATTTCCGGTGTGTCCGGCGTCACACGGATATGAAAATCCACTTTATGCGCCACCGGCCTGAATACATACAAATCAGAGCCTGCCACCGGGGCCAGTGGCCCGATATGTTGTCTTGCCGCCGTTTCCGTTGATTCTTCCGGAATGGGATTAATCAGGTCACTGCCGGCAATCATCACACCGACAGTCCCCGTTCCCATCCAGTGTCGGTATGTCCATGCGCGGGTAATGCCGGGCACTTCTTTAGCCCAGACGACATAGTCCCCGTCAGCCCCGCCCTGAGGCGTCCAGTAATACCGCTCAATGACGCGGGCGCGCCACGTTTCCAGCTCTTCAGTATCAAATCCACCTGTCAGGGTATCTGCCTCGCCAGAAGACGGCAGACCATTCACCGGCGTGACCAGGATTAATGACGTACCGTCGTCAGCATTACCGACCGCGCCTGTACTTGAGCAGGCGATCGGCACGCGCAGGACACCACCGGTGCTGGTTGCATCGGCAGTTGCCGTGTACTGCACCAGGTCATCGCGCTGAATAACACTCCCGGCGGTCACCTTCAGGCCATCGCTGACACCTTCCCAGCGCATATACCCGCTGGCAGCCGTGGCCCCCTTGCGCGGACACCGTTTCATCGCAGCATGTCGCGCCAGCCAGGACTCATCGCACAGGTCAGGCAGCATGTTCATTGCCAGATAATCGATGTAACCGTAAACCGTATGCAGCGCCGCCGCATACACCTTTGCCCGCACGTCTTCATCCATGCGCCGGAGCGTGTCGCTGACGTCCAGCCTGGCGAATAAATCGTTACGGAGCATACTGATATTTTCTGCCAGCGTCGGGCGCTGAAATTCACTGTCCGCCATGCGTTATCGCACTCCACAGATCATCAAAAGAAATCATTACTGGTCCATCACGACGCCAGAGGGTGATACTGTTACCCAGCTCATTAATCCCGGTGCGGCGGATATCCAGATCAATACGGGACACCACGCCGTCATCAATCATCCATTGCAGGCATTCGCGGATATATCCCCTTACCGTCTGCACCAGCTGATTGGTCAGTTTGCTGCGCTGAAGCAGCCACAGTCGGGAGCCGTAACGGTCATTCTGTACCGCAGGCCAGGTATCCCCCCACCATCCCATCGGGACGTCGGCGTTGTCATCAGGCTCCGCCCGCCGCCAGGTAAACAGGGAAATCACCACGGCGCGGGTCAGCGGATCCAGCGGTGCGCTGGCGCAGGTGCGTTTACCGTTCACCGTCAGCCACAGTTCCATCATGCCTCCATCGCTTTATCAGGTTTGTCGGTGTTACTGCCCTGACCGTTCTCTCTGTGACGATGCCCGTTATAGGCAAGCCGCATCGCTGACATGGTGGTGCCGCCGGAGTCGCACAGGTCTTTCACCTGTCCTGTCACTTCCAGGTCCATTTCAAAACGTGCCTTAGGCGCATTGCGAAACGTGATCGTTTTACCTGCACCGTCCACCACGATCCCCTCCCGGGTCAGCGTCACAGACTGCCCCTGATCGTCATAGACAGCCACCTCACCCGTCTGCAGCCCTTTCAGGCGGTAGCGCCGGTCCGACACCGTAACAACCACCGCATGAGAACGGTCGCCATCCGGAAACAACACCACCGCTTCCGCACCGCTGTTTGCCCTTGCGGTAAAACCGTAGGGTTCAAGATGTTCAATCCCGGCTTTGGGTTCACCGGCAATCAGGGACACATCCACGGTCTGACATTTCGTGGCGGCACTGATGCTTTTCACCACTGCCCGCCCAATCAGGCCGAGGAGTTGTCGCTGCATGGCTTCAATCGTCCTCATCAGAACGGGTCCTCCTGTACTCTGGCTTTTTTCTTTTTCCGCGCGCCGGGGGCTTCGGGTTCAGGCAGATAAGCATCAGGTGGGCCGACACGGATTTCCGTCAGGGTGCCGTTCTGGTCCTGAGTAAACGTGACTTCCGAGACAAGCAGTTCGGTATTGTCGAAACCACAGACCGGATCGAAGACAATCACCCGCTGGTTGGGCTGCCACAGCGTACCGTTACCCTGTCGCCAGCCCTGCACCACATAGGTGGTTTCATCCGTCCGCGCCGCCCGTTGTCGGGCTTCAAAGTCAGCACGGGCAATACAGCCTGCCCCCGTAGCCTGCCCTGTCTGCCTGATATACATCGGACGGTAACGGGCAATAAATGCGTCCTCTGTGCGGGCCCGCAGCGCAGTTGTGGTGGCCTCACCGAAATCATCGTCGTTTCCGGCACGCTGCCCCGCCACCTGGTAAACAGAAAACCGCTCCCGGATACTCTTCTCCGTATCGCAGGAAAGGATGTTTTCCCCGAGTACCAGCGCGGTATGTGCCCGCGTTGAGCCAATACCGCCAATCACCAGCCTGCCGTGCGGGTCGTCATAAGCCAGCGCCTGCTGCTGACCGAGTATTTTGTTAATCACCTCGATCACCGTTTCACCGTGATCAGGCTGGACATCAGGAATAACACCCGACGGCGCACCGCTGTTCACCACCTCAATGCCGAAGGGCGCAGCAAGCGCCTGCGCAATCTGTACCAGTGATCGTCCGTTAAACTGTGTCGGTTCGGCTGCACAATCAATCAGGTCAGCGGTCAGACTGCGTCCGGCAATACCGGTGCTGACCGAACGGGCATCGTAGCGAACGGGCGTCGCCTCCACCCAGCCGGTGATCACCAGCTCATCACCAATCAGCACCTCCACTTTTGAACCGTTTTTAATGCGCGGCTGAAGCGTGGTGATACCCTCATCACCCGGCCACTGGCGGGTGATCTCCACACTGAAATCCCGCGCCAGCCGTTCAATACCGGCACCGATGCGCACCGATGTCCAGCCATTCCACTCCCGGCCATTTACCCGTAGCGTGACATTGTCGTTCATTGCACTGGCACCTTCAGAGGGATCACCGGCACAAAGCCGGGATGCGTAATGGCATTACGCCGGATAATGTCCGCATCACGCGCCGCGTTATCAAACCAGGTCGCCGCCAGCACCAGCGCGGGTAAAACCTCATCCGGTGTGCGCTGAATGATCCGTGCAGACTGTTCAAGGCGCGTGTTGATATCCGCATTCAGATCTGCTTTCACCCGGCGCAGTGCCAGAAACAGCGCATCACTGGTTGTACGGGACAACTCCTTATCAATTGCCGTATTCAGTGTGTCGCGAATGTCAGTCAGTTCTTCCCACGTTGGCAGCTCAACCGTGTTTTTCACCGCCGGTGCATTGTTCAGTGCCGGATGCGTGACGGAAGGCCAGCCAGTGCTCTGCGCAGGTGTTGTTGACTGCCCCACTGCGGCATTCTGCATCACCGCGGAAGTTGTTGGCGCAGGCAATCGGGTGACGGCATACGCCGCTTCGCTGATTGCGGTCGTACGAAGGGTGCTGGCAACCACGTTACGCTGCTGCGTCGCCGTGGCGGTGGTTTTACTGTCCGTTTTCCAGACGCCGCGCGGTTGCAGATCGCTGCCGAGGCTGACACCGGAAAGCGTTTTGATCATGGTGACCAGGTCGCTGGCGTTACCATAAAGGCGTTTCCCGGTACGCCACATTTTCTGCACCTGCTCAACGAAATTTTTGCCTGACGATGGTGGCGGCAGAAGTACCGAGATATCCCCCTGCAACAGCCTGGCAGCATCCGATACGGCAGAATCCACCACTTTCATCGCATCAGAAACATACCCAAGCATTGTGCTGGCATTACCGACGACGTCGTTCTGCACAAAATCCGCCACACCATCGATACTGAAACCGCTGAAGCTGTCACTGATGCAGTCATCCAGTGCAGAACAGGATGACATCAGCGTCTGCGCCGTCGCCGCACCTGATGTGGGGTAAGAGAGTTCTCCTGCTTCGACAAACTTCAGGTCAAAGCGGACAATACGCCCTTCACTTTTCGATGTGCTGACCCGAACTTCCCCGTCAACACAGACTTTCAGCTCACCATATGTCGGGTGGACAAGCGTGCCGGGACCGGGTTTATTCAGCGCGTCAATCAGGCGATCGCGCTGGTCAAAGCAGTCATCTCCCACCACATAAGCCGTGATGGACGGGCGAAAAGTGATTTTCCCCAGGTCTTCGGTATAGGGTTTGTCGCGGTTCGGGTATTCATGTGTTTCCACACGGCGACCGGTTCCCGCACTTTCTTCTTCAACCTTAAACGGCACGCCGCGAAATGACGCGTCCTGAAGTCTGTCACGCCAGCCTGAAGACGACGAAAGTAATGAAGGTCGGGTGGGAAATGAGGATAAATCCATAGACTGACCTCAAAAAGGACTGCGTTATCGTGGAAAACGAAAAGGGGAATACCCCACATCGTGCGTGATTTTCATCAGGGGATCGGCTTTGCCCGGTACATCAATTATCTTCATACCTGGCGGAGCATTCTCGAACGTGACTTTCAGTTCGCTGTGCTGTGTCATGGAAGAAGATGGATTCAACAGCGGAACATTGGGTTTGTACTGGCTCAGGTTGGCCTGATACTGCTCGTACTCTTTACGATCAAAAAAAGGCGTCCAGTCTGAAGCCAGAAACAGCCCTTTATTATCCAGCCAGTTAACCGTATCTTCAGGAACAACACTTTCCAGAGTATCTTTAACCGGCTCATACATCAGGGTTCCCAGAAAACCATATACCCCGGCCTTCCCGATAAAGTCGCGGCCTTTCCCCATCAATCCCGTTTCTGCCGATACCTTCCCCAGCGTACGCATCTCTCTGGTCACTGCGGTAATGGATTTGGTAACGTCAGCAACCCATTTGGTTGCCATAAACAGGGCAATCGCTTTCAGAACAGTTTCCCATCCCCCCATCGCCTGCGCCGTTTCATCCACCACGTGCCAGACTTTTTTTATGACAGGGCCTACGGTTTCCCAGTTATCAATAATGAGGTAAGCGCCACCAACCAGAAGAGCAATCAGCCCCTTAGCTGGCGTCATATTCATCACACCGCCGAGAACTTTCATAATTCTGGACAAAGAGCCTGCAGCGGCTCCCACCGTCAGTAAGGCCAGACCGATTTTAGCAATGGTCTTAACGAGCTCCGGGTTTTCACGGACAAACGTTCTCACTTCCTCAAGGAGCGGTTTTACCGCTTCAAGACCATCATTAACCTCAGGAAGAAACGTTTCCCCCAGCGTGGAAGAAATGGCATCAAGTTGATTTTGCAGAAGTAAAAGCTGGTTTTCCGTCGTCGCTGCCCTCGAAGCATATTCCTTCTGCATCGAACTGCCATACTGCTGGGAATCTGCAACCCGCCTGAAGTTGGTACGCAACAAATCAAGGTTAGTCAGCAGAGGTGCTATCGCGCCCAGAGACTCTTTCCCGAACAGGGCATTCAGCACAGCGGCCTGTTTTTCTTTAGGCACTTTAGCCATCGCATCCAGTACAGACAGCATGGTGCCCCGGGCATCTTTCTGCATATCAGCAGCTAATTTCTTCGGATTGATCCGCAGAAAACGCAATGCCTGTTTCTGCGATTTTGTCGCAGAATTTCCCGCGGTCAGGGAAAGCATGAAGTTCTTGATCCCTGTGGCGGCAATTTCTGACTCCACGCCCATCCCGGCAATGGTTGCCCCCATTGCCGCAATTTCGCCGGAAGCCACACCTGCAACACCACCTAAAGGACCAATACGCGTAACAATATCGGAGATTTTCTTCGCATTCGCCGGGCCGGTATTACCAAGGTAGTTGATTTTGTCAGCCAGCCCGGCCACTTCATCCTGCGTCATATTAAACGCAGTACGCCACTGGGCCATCATCTGCCCGGACTCTTCAGCCGTTGTATCAAAGGCCACGCCCATCTTCACCGCATCAGTGGCAAACTGCATCAGTTCATCACGTGCAATCCCGGCCTGACCGCCAGCCGCCACAATTTCCGCGATCCCGTCTGCAGACATGGGAAGCTCTGTAGACAAAGCGCGTACCTGCTCCGTCATGGCCTTAAATGCATCCGGCGTATCCAGACCGTCCACCACTTTGCGGACATCAGCCATCTTCGATTCAAGGGTGATGGCTGATTTTACAGGGAGTGCCAGTGCCCCCATTATTGCAGTACCCGCCCCGGCAGCGCCCAGAGCAAGGCTGGAGACTTCTTTCTGAAATCCCTTAAGCTGACGCTGCATACCTTTAAGCGGGCCGGATAGCCTGTCAACGGCGGTGATGATGGCTTTCAGCTGAAAATTATCAGCCATGCTTCATCTCCTCATTTATACGGACGGCCTCTGCCTCCAGATCAGCAAAGTGGGAAATAGCCGTCCGGCGAAGTTCAAGGGGGTTTAATTTCCAGAACCACGCGACATTGTAGAATCGCTTCCTGAGGTCTCTTCCGTCCCCAAGCCGGTAAAAAAACGCATTACAATCATGCCTGCCTTGAAAATATCCAGCTTCGTCATCTGCGCTGCAGACGAGCGCGGAATCCCGGCCAGAAGCGGGATATATTTCAGCGCCACCTGACTGTCCATTTTCATACCACCATCAGGCGAAACAGAGAATGGGAACCCCAGCGCCTCAATCTCGTCATACGTAGGCTCACGTATTTCCAGCACATGCAGTGTTTCTTTGTGGGCGATGATCGGTTTTTTAAGTACAAGCTCAATCACTGGTAATCCCCTTCTTCACCGTGGAACTCAAGGTCAACCGTGCCTTCTTCGGCATTATGGTTCGCTTCGCCGTGCAGCCAGGCAGACGACAGTACATAGACCTGACCGTTCGCCAGCTCGGCAGTGATGGTCATCTCATCAGACGAGGTGATTTTGCTCACCGGAAAATTCTTCGGCACCTTGAAGGTCCCTTTAACATAAGGCGCACGGTGAGTTTCCTTGCGGTCCACTGAACCGTCCAGGCCGATGATGTCATCATTGACCGTCCTGTTCATGGGCACCTCAATGCCGCCGGTCAGCGATAGCTGCTGACCGTCAATTTTGAAATAACAGGTTCCCCCGATACGGGCCATTATGCGGACTCCTCTGAATACTGAAGACGGAACTGGTTAACCACGGCAAAGACACGCAACTGGTTAACATAGTCAGGCGGGAACAGCGTGTTCAGGCGGTTCGGATCGCTGGCATCACGCTCCACAACCAGGTACTGCTTAAAAAGTTCGTAGTTTTCCACGATCCCCGCACGCTCAAGCTGACGGTAGGTTGCCAGCAGTTCCCCTTTGATCACCGCCGGGGTGACAATCGCCTGACCGGAACCAAAGCGGGTACCGTCGCTGGCAAGCTTGTGACGCCCGTACTTACTGGTAATGACGGATTTCAGTTTGCGCAGCACATACGCGCTGGTATGCAGCGTCTCGCTGTCGAGGTAGCTGTTATCCGCAACCCCGTAAGCGTTTTTCCTGTACGTGGTGACATCACGCTGAATGCGCAGCACCCCGCTTTCGACATACGCCGTTGCCACGCCATGAGACAGCAGGGTCTGCTGCTCGGTCATCGTGAACCGTTTCCCCTTCGGCGCAGGCAGCATACCCACCAGCTCACCGGTCTGCGTGGGACGTGCCGGATCGTTGCGGATAAACACCGCTGCGCGGGCGGTACGGCTTGCCGCCAGCTCGTCGGCAGGTGTCTGGGTGTCTTTTTCGTACCCCGCCAGGGTAATGTGCTGCTGGTTAAACTGGTCACCTGCGGTCACCAGTTCTGACAGCGTGCCGATCTTTGCCGTATACACATGACCATACAGCTGACGCGCATAGCTCCAGCGACCGCTGGTATCGTTCATCTCGGTCACCAGCGTGTTAACGGAGGCCGTGTCGTTGAACGGCAGGCCGATATAATCAAACGGCTCATCCGCCATTGCAGCCACCGCGCCGGTGAGAACCGGAGCACCCGTTCCGGCGGTACCCGTCGCCACGGCAATCTGTACGCCCGCTGGCAGCACTTCGCCCCCACCAAAGCCGTAGTAATTGAGGCTGACAGGAATTTCATTCCCGCAAAGCCCCTTATGACGCGCGGTCAGTGTGACCACGCCTGCCGAAGATGAAGCCGTAAACGGCAGGGCCGGAACGGCATTGATGGCATCTTTGATACTGCTGGCAATCGTCGTGACGTTATCGCCGTTGGTCACCGGAGCCTGCACGCGGGTACGTCCCACATAGACATTCACCGTGCCGCTTTCGGTTGCTTCCCCGGTCACCGTCAGCGTAACCGTTGCCGCCGCGCCTGTGGCTTCCGGAACGGCAATCACATACAGCTCACCAAACGGGTCGGTCTGGCGATAAGCCTCGACCATACGCGCCAGCTGACTTCCCGCACCACAAATCTGGCGTGCATAGTCTGCCGACGGCATCAGCACCAGACTGTTGGCAACAATCTCTGCACCGTTATTGGCATGACCAATCAGCAGCGATGCTCCGCTGTCCTGTGCAGTATTCGCAGCCTGGTTATCCATTTCCGCATAAAACAGCGGAACCAGCGTATTCGACGGAATGGTGTTAAAGCTTATCGTCATCGGTGTTCACCTTTTTATTCACGCGCCGGATATCACCCGCTGCTTCACGGCGCAGCCAGTAGTTGTTCTCGTCAACATTTCGCCCTTCGGCGGGCAAAAGGTCGCCGCGGGCAGGGTCAGGAACTGACCGCCCTTTAACAGGTTTGACAAACATGAGGATCCTCAGGAAGGAAGGGTTATTTCGGTGTGATGTTCGATATCGCCGTCAGGCCCGTTACCGGGCTCGAGATAATCAACATCAATCGCCAGCGTTTGCAGTTCATCCAGACTGTTCAGATCATCCTGCTGGCGGGTATCGTCTTCAGTCAGCTCGCTGATGACCGAAAAATCGAACTGATAAATCAGCTCATGACGATTCAGATCCAGCAGCGTGCCGCCGTCATAGGTAATCGGGTTACCGCACGCTTCCGGGTTCCAGCCCAGCAGAGCCTTAAAGAGCATCTGCCGGACATCGTCCACCACATCATACGAGGCAAACTGACCGCGCTCATCACGCCCGTTACTCAGTATGACAACCACGGAGAAGCCCTCTTTCAGCTCCTGCCAGTAGTCGGTCTGGCTTTTGTTTTCTCCCGGAGAGTCATCACCCGGTACCACATACGCCGCCGGGAGTCTCAGCTTTCCGACCTCCGGCAGATTTTTGAACTGTGCCGCGCCTGCCACCCGGTTTTCAAAATACGGGCAGCGGGCACGCAGCGCAGCAATAACAGGCGTCAGTTTCATCTGTGTCGTCGCTCCGGCTTCAGTGATTTACGCAATTCCCGCGCCAGAAAATAGCGTGTCCAGCTGCGGTTCTTTTCAAGAGTTTCCACCATGAAGTTATTACGTGGAGCCAGTCGCCAGCCGCTGCCACCGGATGCACCACGATGATGACTACGACGACGTTTTGCTCCTCCCCGGACACCAAAAAACAGAAACGCCGGATAGAAGTCACCAGAGATCATCCGGTTCCCCTTCCCGTTGCGCTGGTTAGGGGCAATGCGTGTCATAAAACCGGCTCGCTTTTTACTGGCTCTCGGCACCATATAACCAATCGAACGAGCCAGGCGTCCGGTCTGATAACCGGGGTTTTCACCCGGTGCCGACCGCGCACGGCGCATCACCAGCCGACGGGCATCACGCATATGACGCTGCCCAATCGTGACAAACGCCCGCCGGACACGGGCGCGGTTAAAGCGCATCTCGGCGGGCTGCTGAACATCAACGTGAAAAAAGGGAGTCGCCATTGCTGCCTCCGTGACTCTGCCTACATTCGCCCAGCTCCGTACACTCCAGCAGCAGAAAGCGCCGCGCCCCGTTCAGATCGCGCTGACGTTTCACCCGGTACACACTGTCACCGCAGACCACCTCATAATCAGCGGTGATCCTCCGGCGGTAACGAATGGTGATGTAATGGGTGATGGCGTCCCCGGTCTGCGCGGTTTCCTGCCAGGTGGTGGCACTGGTCTGGATAACCTTCGCCCATGTCCGGAACGTAACCGGGTATTGAGGCTCCACGCCAAAGTTATCCGCGGGCATATCCACCCGCAGGCGGATCAGGACGCGTTTATTCAGTTCACCCGGGTCCGGCAGAATGTAGGTTGCGCTGGTCTGCGCCTGACGAATTTTCATTGCGGAAAGTACCTGTACGGGCCGACAAGCCAGCCAAAACTCTGCGGCATGTCGAGTTTCTCCACTTCCGTAACCGACGAGCGGTTTTCGTAAAAATGGCTGATAAGCATCAGCATCCCCAGACGAATATCATCCGGCAGGTGCAGTCCGTCCGGGTCGCTGTCCGGAATGGTTTCATCCGGTGCATAGAGCTTCCGGTTCAGATACGTTTCCGTCCGCTTTTGCGCCGCACAGGCCAGCAGTTGCAGATGGCGGTCATCAGCATCGAAATCCTCATCCAGCCGGAGTTGGGCTTTAATCTCTTCCATTGTCAGAAGCATACTCAGCCCTCTTTACTGGTCGTGGCTTTTTTCTCTTTTGTCGCTTTACTGCTTTTTGCACTGGTTCCGCGCTCTGCTAACCCGGCCTGAAGTGCAATCTCCTGCACCCGGGCAGGAAGCGCCCCGTCGTCATACTCACCGGCCCGAATGACCTCAACACGCATACCGTCCGGTGACCATTTCAGATCTTGTTTCAGGATCATGATTCTTCACCCGTCAGAACAGGGGGCGCGGTTCCGCGCCCCTGAGTGATTACGCCGCTGCAATCTTCAGCAGTTTGATGGCCTGCGAATCGACCAGCATCCCGCCGGTGCGCTTGGTGGTATAAAAACCGACAAACGGTTTATTGGTGTACGGGTCACGCAGAATGCGGGTGCCGATACGGTCAACGATGGTGTAACCCCGTTTGAAGTTACCAAATGCAATGGCTTTCGCATCAGCGGCGATATCCGGCATCTGTTCGTTTTCAGCGATACCGTAACCCGCCAGAGAGGACGGCTGCCCCAGTTCCAGCCCCGGACGCCACAGATAGTTACCCTCGGTGTCTTTCAGCAGACGGATGGCAAACAGGCTGTTGTTGTTCATCATGAACTTCGCGCCGGTGCGGTGTGCCTTACGCAGCGTGTAAATCAGTTTGATAATGGCGTCTGCGGTCACCGCAGTCGCGTCGCCGGATACAATATGCTGAAGTTTGCCGAACGCCCGGACCTTATCGGTTTCATCAGTGGATTCATACGCCAGGAACCCTTTCGGCTTCTTGGTGCCATCGCCTGAGGTAAAGGCAATTTCTTCCTGTTCGGCAAATTCGGTTGCCAGCTCGCTGTTGATCCAGGCCTCCACGTTGAAAAAGGCATCGTCCAGCATTTTCTGGGTGGCCTGCGGGTTACCGTAGATTTCCCCCATGAGAGGTTCAATCAGCTCCAGTCTGGAGGTGGCAGTCTGGGATCGCGTATCCGTTTCCCCCACCCATCCGGAAGCCGTACCGCCCAGATTCACCAGTTTTTTGTAGTCGGAACCGCCAACGGTGATCACCGTGGCTTCCTGACGCATCACCACTTCATCTTTAAGCAGGTTGAGAATGTTGCGATCCAGCGCTTCCGGCACGGCATAGCCACCGTCTTCATCGGTGCCCACCTGCAATGCCTTACGCTCCAGATCGCGCAGACCGTCTTCACGGCCTTTACGCAGGAAGCACACAAACGCCTCTTTATGCTCGGTGGCCAGTTTATTTTGCGCACCACCTGCCGGACGTTTCAGCTCAAGCAACTCTTTTTCAAGATCGCTTTTGAGGTTTTCCAGCTCGCTGAGTTTCCCGTTCAGGGTTTCCACCTGCCCGGCAAGTTTGCCTTTTTCCTGCTCAATCGCATCCACGCGCTTGTCGTTCTTTGCTTTGAAGTCGTCAAACTTCTGCTGCAGCTCCTGCGCGACCTGTTCCACATCTTTAATATCAACCGCCATCGTATTTCTCCTGATTAGAAGTTCAGATTTTTCAGTGCATTCAGTGCAGAGCCCACATCCTCAGCGTCGCGCAGGGACAGTGCGCCATAGCCCCCGGCCATGAATGCTTTGGCCTGGGTACGGGAGAGTCCGACATCACGCAGGACTCTTTCGATTTTTTTCTGTTCGGGGATTTCCCCGCGGGCCAGTGCGTTCTTGACGTCGCTGATCCGCGCCTCGTCGTTAGACGGGAACGTCACCAGGCTGACTTCCCAGAGGTCGATTTCTTTCAGCAGAAAGGCTTCTTTGCTCCGGTCGTATTCCCAGTCTTTCAGGACGTACCCAATAGAAAGGCCGGTTAACGAACCGGCCTTCATGTGTGCATGTGCGCGTTTTGCGAGGGGATCATCATCAATAAGCAACCGTCCCCTGACGTAAAGCCCGACATCGTCTTCCTTCATTTCGGTGTAAACACCGATGGGTTCATCCATGCGGTGCTGCCAGAGCAGCGCAGGTAACGCTTTTCTGTCACTCCACGCCCGCAGGGAAGCAGCAAATGCCCCGGACATCACCACATCATCGTGGCTGTCCTTTACACCAAAGACGGAGCCATACCCTTCAAACTCACCGGAGTCACTGACAGATTTCAGACTCAGCGGTACATCAAGACGTTGTTTCGTCTGCATTGGCGTTATCCTTCTGCTTACCGGCTTTACTGCCATCGGAGGGTTTCGTGGTCATGTTCATCGGTGTGAGATAGACATCACCACCGGGACGCGGATTCATATCTTCCAGGTCGCGGCAGTCATTGGGAGAGTAAATTCCCCAGTTAATCCCGGTGGCGTAGGCTTCAAAACGGGACTTCATATCCCCGCGCAGTAACGCCCCGGCGTTAAATTTGGCGTAATAAACGCCCTGCTTACTTTTTCGTACCAGTCCGGTGTTGATCCGCTGTTCGATGCGGGTCAGATACGGCACCAGTGAATAGTTGATAAATCCGAGCCCCAGTTCTTCGATATTGTTGAAGGTGGCGCGATCGGTGTTCTGCACCATGTGCAACGGTACCCGGAACAGACGACAGATTTCTTCAAGCTGAAACTTGCGGGTTTCCAGGAACTGGCTGTCCTCGGCGTTCAGCGCCATCGACTTCCAGTCCAGCCCCATCTCAAGGATCATCGGGCGGTGAGCATTGCCAAGCCCGGTGTGACGCTCCTCAAAATCTTTCTTCAGGCGCTCATAAGCCTGATCTGACAGCGTCTGCTCTGTACGCAACACACCCGACGTCACCGCGCCATTGCTGAACAGTCTGGCCCCGTGCTCTTCGGTCGCTGCCGCCAGCGATATTGCCTCGCGGGCATAGGCGATGGGATTCAGCCCCACCAGTCCGTCCAGCGTCAGCGTGCGCACATGCCAGATATCCTCCTGGCTCAGTACATCCGTGGAGCCATCCGGGAATGTGACCTGATAGACCGGCTCCCAGCTACTGTTAAGCTTCGGTACCACACAGCCGGGATCGACGGGCAGCAGTTCAGCCACTTCGCCAAATGCTTTCACTTTGTAGGCGTAAAAGTTTCCCCGCAGGCACAGACAGGTGACCACCAGCTCCCAGAACTCCTGCGGCGTCATATAGCCATTGGGATGCGTGGAGATCAGCTTATGCAGACGTTCGCCAGCGGCTCTCTGCTTCAGACTGCCGTTCAGGTGATACAGGTTGCAGGGCAACATCCCGACCGACTCCGCCAGCACCCTGACACAGGAAAAAACCGCCGTCAGTCGCATGGCCCGCTGGCTGCTGATCTGCTTTCCGGTATAGGTGTCGTAGGACAACCCGATAGCATCCGCCAGCTCTGCTGGCGTGGTCACCGGTGCGTCACTTTTTCGTTGAAATAATCCCGAAAAGAACACTATTTACCTCCGCCGACAGACGACTGTGTACGGTCGAGATATCGCGCCACCAGCCACGACCAGAACAGACACAACGCCCCGGCAACAACAAACCCCGCCGGGGGATAAATCAGCCAGGCACCATACGCCAGCAAAAGCGCCCCCAGCACGCCCACCAGAGGCGCGAGAATCAGCATGATCATAATTACCTCAGTTAAAGCGAGCGGATCCCATAGGACTCAATGTGGTCAGACAGCGTGTCTTCTTTCTCGTACAGCATGGCTCTGCCAACCGCCATAATCAGCGCAACTGCACCATCGATTTTGTTTTCCGCCTGCTCTTTGACGGGCTTCACCACATCATCGTTACCCGGAATGGTTTTGCCGACCACGTTGCCGATACACCAGGTCATGATGGGATTGCCATCATGATGAAAGCGCCCCGATTCAATTGCCGCTTCCAGCTCTTTCATCGGGTCGGACATGTTGGTGTAGTTCTGAATGATAGTGATGGGGTTCAGGTCTTCATCAGCAAGGTCATGTGACAACCCGGTCGCCCCGAAGGGGTCGATGGGTGACTCACTGACCGGGCTGATTTTGTTCGCCGCTTTGGCCTCCTCGAGGATGTAGCGATAATCCACCTCCGCACCATCGGTAACGGTCAGAACGCCCATTTCCACCCATTTCTGAAAGCGTTCGGCTGTCCGTCGATCTTCATTTTTCTCGACGCTGTACACCGTGTCATACGGTACCCAGAAACGCGGGGCCACACTGTAGTAATGCGTTTTACCGTCAATCTCGCGGGTATAAAGTCGCGCCATGCTGTTCATATCCAGCTTACGCGCCAGGTCAAAGGCCAGAATGCACGGCTGCCCCTCGAACTGCTCAAGGGTCAGTGATTTATCCTCGCAGCTCTGCCAGCTCACCAGGTTGAAATACGCCGAACGCGCCGACACCCAGATATTGAGGTGTTTTGTTTTAAAGACGTTTGCCAGACGGGCGTTATTTTTCGCACGCTGCTGCTGACTTAACAAAAATTCGCGATAAACCGACACGCCAATATTCGGGTTAGCTTTTTCCAGCACCTGCGGGTCGGTCCAGTCATCGCCTTCGTCAACGGTATAGATGATCCCGAACAGTTCATCGTTGGGTACCGACCCGTTGAGCATCTCGATAACTTCCCGTCGCTTGTCGTAGCACGGCCCCTCAATGTTGTACCCGGCAGTAGTAATGGCCCACATCAGTGGCTGACGTCGCGCCCCCATCCCGGTAAGCATCGTGGTGTAAAGCGCATCGGTGGCGTGCTCGTGATATTCATCCACCACCGCACAGTGGGGTGATGAACCATCACCGGGGTTACCGATCAGCGGTTCAAACCGCGCGCCATCCTCCGGACGATTCATGTTTGAGGCGTTAACCTCAATCCCGAACGCTTCCGTCAGCATGGGTGTGCGTTTACACATCAGTCTTGCCGGACGAAAGACTTCCCATGCCTGTTTCTCCGTCGTGGCACCGGAATACACTTCCGCGCCGAACTCGTTATCACAGGCAAAACAATACAGGGCGACACCGGCAGAGATTGCTGATTTGCCGTTCTTACGGGGGATTTCGGTATACACCTCCCGGAAGCGGCGCAGCCGGGTGCCTTTATTGACCCAGCCAAACGCACAGCAGATCACAAAGAGCTGCCACGGCTCCAGCGTGATGGGCATCCTCTTGAATGCCCACTCACCCTTGGTGTGCGGCAACAGCTGAATAAATTTGGCGGCCCGTTCAGCCAGGTCCTTGTCGAAGCGGTAACGAAACGACTTACTTTTTTCCGCCATCAGGTCATCAAGATGGCGCTGGCAGGCCTGAATCACAAACTGGCAGGCCACAATCTTTCCGCGCACGACATCCCGGGCATACTGATTGGCAGCATTTACGTTGGGGTAAGATTTCCGGCTCATGATTCGATAATTTTCAGAAACGGGTTAGTGGCTTTCTTCTGCCCCGCCAGGCCAATCAGACGCTGGCGGCTGCTGGGGTCGAGTCCGAGCATTGCCCCCGTACTGCTCATCTCGGACTCCTGTTCTTTTTTGGCGGTCAGCTCCGGATTTTTGACCATGCCGCCCATTGCACCGGTGATGGTGTTGCCCTGTCTGGCAATATTTTTCACAGCACGTCGCCAGAACTCATAGGCTACGCACCACCGCTCAAGCACTGCGAGGTCAGTCACGCACAGCAGGCCCTGACCGCAGAGTTCTTTGGTTGTCAGTTGCCACATGATCGTGGCGAGAGGGAGCTCTTCTTCAGCGAACCACTCCGGTGGCTCAACACCTTTGATGGGCGTAAAAACGGGTTCATCTTTGTTCAGGGCTCGCTTGCCGGGGTTTCCGGCCAGCGCCTTGCGCGCCGTTGGCTTGGGGCGACGCCCGGAACGCCCCGCCGTTCCAGCCATATGCGGCACTCCTGGTTAAATTTCATTTTTCGCGGGTATAAAAAAACGATGGGGCGGGCAGTCCGGAAGACGTCAGGTCACAGGGATTTGACCCGCCCCTCCCTCACAGACAGTTGAGAATTATTATCACTTTAACCGTTCACGGGCCGTCTTCGCCTTATGGCAGGGCCAGCACAGACTCTGCAGATTACTGTCGGCATCAGTGCCGCCATGCGCTTTAGGGATGATGTGGTCAACGGTTTTCGCCTCGCGCACCACACCAGCACGCAGACATAACTGACACAGGCCTTTGTCACGCTTCAGGACACGCGCGCGGATAACATCCCACTTCGAACCATAGCCGCGCTGATGACGGGACTGACCTGGCTTGTATTGCTTCCAGCCTTCGCTTTTGTGGCTTTCGCAATAGCCTGACGGGTCAGTGGTTGTAGAGCTGCAGCCGCGAATACGGCAGGCCTTTGGGATTCGCGGGGGCATTAATCTTTCCCCTTAATTTATTACTATGAGGCAGACCACAGAGATCGTAATAAAAAAACCGCCCGAAGGCGGTTTAAAGTACGGTTCGCATTTTATCCTTTTAAAGCGAGCTGAATTGCATCGGCCAGCTTTCCAATGCGCTCAGTTGCCTGATCTAAATCGCTATGCATTACTCCATTACCTGAGCTTGCTGATGCCTTAGCTATCTCAAGTGCAGCCTGAACTGCAAGTAAACGCTGTGTTTTTTCATCTGTACTAGCCATACCATTTTTAAAATAGTTCTCTAACATAATAATTCCCTTTCTTACCCTGCCGATATAGCAGGTCACGAAAAGTTAATGGGGATTATATTGCAGTTTTCAAGGTTATTTTCACAGCCCCTCAGGGAGAGGGGCTTCTGTGATACTGTTGCCGTTCCCGTTCTATCTGGCGTATTCCTGCGAGCTGATTATTCGCCCTGTCAATAGCTGTCAGTAGAGGTTCAATCCACAGCACGGCCTGGCAGTATGTCAACGCGCCGGTGGTAAAGGAGTCATTATCGGCTGAGTAAGGGTGCCCGGGATCGGAATGTATGGCGCCGGAACGTAAACTGTTCGCATATTCGAGCACCCCGTTAGCGATATCAGCAGGAACAGGAAAATCGCAATTTTTTTCACGATGGAGAATCTCCCTGTATTTAATAACCGTTTTTTCACCACTGTCACTAAGTAATGAGTTCAGACTTCCAGTATATTCTGCTACCTGATTAAAGCGGCTAAAGTTGAATGCCTGTTCAGCTATCACTTTCCCTTGATATTCTGCTTCACCTACGGCTTTATCCGCACGTAACTTTTCTATCTGATATTTACTGTAGTAATGGTTTGCTGACCAGACGAGTCCACCAAAGATAGAAATGAAGAATGCAGCGATAACCAGCTTATAACTCAACTTCATTTACCACCCCGCCAGCCTCTTTAAATCGGGCAATCAGGTCACCGATTTTATGTTCATACTGACCGTAACCTGCACCGGGTAATGACGCCCAGATATTGCTGCAACGAGCGATAGCCTGACGAATATCGCCGCAATCAATCATCGGTAAAGCACCACGCTCTTTAATCTGCTGCAGCGCTACAGCGTCCTGGCTTTCTGGAGAAAAATCTTTCAGGCCAAGCTGTTTACGGTAAGTATCCCACCAGCGTGAAAGAAGCTGGTAACGTCCAGCGGCTGTTGATTTGAGTTTGAGGTTTAGCATGACAAGTTTGCGAGGGTGATCGGAGTAATCAGCGAACAGTTCGCCACCAACAATAACGTCATAACCGTGGTTACGTGTCGGTTGTCGCCCGTTATCCGTTCCTTCTGACCATGCCACCATATCAAGGAAAGCTTTACGCTGGGAATTTAGAGCCTGCATAAATTACTCCTTCGAGCTACCAAATTTATTACCGATTACTCGCATTGCAGCCCCACGAATAGCATCGACACCGATCAGCCCCACGCCACCACCAATGGCAACAGAAAGCGATTTAGGCCATCCGACATACTCAAGCGCGGATGCAAAAGTCAGCGTCAGAGCACCACAGAGCAAAATCTCGAGCGTTTTTCGCTTCCAGCCACCACCACCACCAAAATAAGCAATACGCAAACCAGCCATAACGATCGACATAATCACTGCGCCAAGAGGCGTATCTCCACGCCACCAGCTCTGGAAAATCTCCAGCCAATCCGGCCATGTGTTTGGATTATGGGGCATGAATATCGTCTCTCACCTCGTAAGTTATGCAGGCGACATATAAAAAGTTAAATAAAATAGTTGAATCAGATTGAGACATGGAAAAGGCTCGCCTGTGCGAGCCTTTTATTTAGGTAGAGTGTTATAATAAAATCAAATTTACATTATCTTCTTCCAAAAAGAAGATAATCATCATATCCTTCAGAGCTCCTGATAAGCAGGTTGCAATTTTTCACACCACTGCCTTAAAGTAGAAGCCCTTCTCTTTATTGTTTTGGAGCTGAGAGATATACATCTATCTTGCAAAAATCGTTCAGCTGTAAGTGGATCGAGCTCAGAAAGATTTTTAGCCTGACTCCAGGTAATCCACGCCCACCCGCAATGACTTGTTTCAAAACCGCGTGCAGCGATTCTTAGTCTCTTATCATAGTCAGATTCAACCAATTGCTGACCAAGAGCTGAAACAGAACCATTACTATTTAGTAACCCAAGTATTTTGGCCGCATGAATATAATACAATATATGTCGATTATCCAGACCAGTACTAATCAGGTTCAGATGCTTCTCTTGCCATTTTAATTCAACTATCTTAAACACTTGTTCAATTAGGTTAGCCTGCGGTACCTGATAACTACTAACAACTTGAGTAGCCATTTTAATCAATGTGCCAGAATAGAACTCAGCATCAGTTTTTCTGACTCTAAGAATAATATCATCAGTCACATTACTTTTTAGTTCAAAACATGAACTTGTCTCTATCACACTTTCAAATAAAGCAGATAACATCTGAACATCGATATTATTCTGTTTAACAAAACCAATAATATCTTTTCTTGATAGAATCAGCTCATTTAGTTTTTTCAGCAATGGTTCAATTTGCTGCATTTTATCTGCCTTGAATGAAAGAACAAATGAACCAGGACGTCCAGATACTGGACTCATTACATCTTTTTCATCAAATGCAGCTAATATTGATGAATAGAAATCATTAAAACACTCAAAAAGCTTCGAGACGCCTTTTAAAACCAAGGGTTCCACAGAAGTTGCTGTTTTCTCCACATGAATCTCATGCGTAGAGAATTCTACCTCCTTTCCAATTTTACCATTAGGTAATACAGGAAGAACACTACTAATATATAAGTTAGGTTCTGGAATTTTTATCTTCTCATTTAACTCAGAAACATTTATTTTTATTTCATCAACATGATTATCTTCATAGTAAATATTAAACTGATAGCAAAGCTTTTGTTCTTGATACACTAAAACACTTCTAATATCAATTCTTTTACGCTCGAAGTGCTCCAACCTATCTTTTGAAATCGGTATGATAATCCATTTATCATAATCTTCTTCGTCGCCAATCCAATAGACAACAAACATGCTATTTATTTCATTAGACACAGAGAAAAGTTTTGGCTCTTCGAAGAACTCATAAATTTTTTGCATATATAATGTGCCGAACACACTATCTTCCAAAAAAATATTGCTCATCTAACCACCTCTCTTATACAGGTGAATTTTTCATGAACTCGAGCATCTTTACAAAGCCAAATGGTAAAATGAGTCGAATCAGGAGCTCCTGTTTTTAGCATTCTTCCATCCTGTGGATTCAACTCGCCTTTAGCAATAAACCTTTCACCTATTCCTTCAGGAAATTTATTAAATACATTTACCAGTGATGTTTCGTCCATGAACATAGAAACACCATAGCAGCATTTCAATTTTAACCCTTGGAACTTTTTCATTCTTTTTGGGTTTTCTTCTTTCATGTTTAAAAAACAAGCTTTCCCAGGTGGATTATTTCTGGCTAAGCGATAAAAAACCCCTTCAGCATCCAAGGACTCTTTTGGAGGAACATCTGCAGGAAAATAATCGGGAAAAATCTGTTGGGCAGAGTCTTCAAGAACCTGCTGTGCATTTTTAGTCATACAATACGCTACCCAAGTAATTAACAAAAATCTGCCAATTTATTGGATATACACGTCCCAAATCCCTTGGCATCGTATTGAATATAACAACAAGCACATTAATCACATATGCAATAAAGGCATAAAAAACACAACATATATAGCAAAAAGAAATCAACAACAATATACGGGATGATGAGGATTTTTTTTATCTATATATAGTGGCTGGGCAAAAGAATTGTTATAAAGTTGGCGTCCCTTGCTCCCATGTAATCATATGAAACACAGGATATAATTCCTGAAGGTAATCACATACTTCCCTAGATACATAGATGAGAGACTAAAATAAAACCTACCGCCAAGAACTATGCTTTTTTCAACCAATCGTACTCTCTGCCCTGTCTAAAAGGCGGCCATTCAAAGCAAGTACTTATTCTTTTATGTTTATCAAGAAGCGACTAAGACTATTCAGAACTGATATTTGGATAACAAAATACCTACTTGATGGCGGGTTCTTGAAGATTCTCAACGGCAGACATACAAAGCCCATCGTTGAGAAAATCTTATCCATATTTTTTGAAAAATGCAAGCATCATGTCGCCATCTTCGGCGAAAATCACTTATCTCGTCACCTTTCTCAATTGTGCTTCAGCGTAAGATTCCTCCTGCCAGCACTTTGTAACCAGTTTATCAATGACATTTGCATATCCTTTGTACCACTGATAATCAGTCAGGTCCGGTACCAGCTTCTGGACATGATGCCGCGCCAGTGTGGTTGGTAAACGACTAAACCGTTTTCCATTGCAACGCCCACAAATCTTATAAACAGGTGTGCCATGAAGCCGGGTCCTTTTTTCATCCAGGACAATACCTTTACCCTTACACCCTCTGCACGCTGTGCTGACTTCTCCCTTACCATGACAATGCTGACATAGTTCCTTCACCCACTCTTCCTTGATAACAGATTCCCCGCTTCTGGAGTGCTTCACCACCTCGCGCAATACATTATGAAATCCAGTACCAGCACAATGCTCACAGCGAGCCTTACTTGCCGCAGACCTGGAATAATCAGCAAAGGCAAAATTCACAAGGTAAGGGATGATCTGTAACCGGATTTCTTCACTCAATTTGTTCAATGTCGGGTTATCCAGTGCCATCGCGTAATTGAGCAGACCTTCAATCGCAAACTGAGGATCCTGAACACCAACTTTTGCCAGGAATAAGGCAAACCCAAGCGGTGCTTTCGACTGCACCATCCCCTGCGCAGCCATCACATCCGTAATCGTTAAACCACCTGAGCCTGTCGCCGGTGCGTCATCGCTCAATTTTGGAGATTTTGGGGAGTAATATTTTGGTAAGGCTTCAAGGTTCATGCTCGTTCTCCACTTACGCCAGTACGCCAATTGCCAGCGCACGATCGATAAAACGAAATATCAGCTCCAGTTGGGAGCCATACATCTCTTCAAATGCCACGGTATCCGCATGCAGTTCGTCGTGATGCTTTCTGCACAAAGGCAACACAAAGAGGTCATGCGCTTTTGTACCCATTCCCCCCTGACCGTGGCCTATCAGGTGGTGGGGATCATCAGCAGGCTTTCCACAACATGCACACGGCTGTGTCTTAACCCAGCGCGTGTACTTTTCATTAACCCAGCGGCGACGTTTTGGGCGTAACATAAAAGACTCCGGCGACTCCGGATCCACTTTCAGCGCCAGCACCTTTTTCGCTTTATCCTGGATGATGCTGGTGGCAGGAACCGAAGGCACAAGGTCACTTTCCCGGGTGACAGACGGCACAACAGGCTTCGGTAATCTCAGTGCCTTACGGGCTGCACTTTCCGGTAAGGCATCCGCCAGGTCATTACGAACCAGCCACCAGCACAGTTCCGGCATTGTCACAACGTGACTATCATTAAAACCGAGATCCCGACGCACGACAGATAACACCCACCGGGCACAGTTATCCGTTGCCATTGATTCCAGCCGTTCCGTGAACTGATCGCGCAGCTGGTTATCACAGTGCCAGCACAGACGGATTGCGCCCGGCGCGTGTCGCATTGTGGTCATGTTCTCGCTGTGCCAGCCGGAATGAGGCCACTGGCAGCCTTTTTCACGAAGTAACCAGCTTTCAAGACATTCCACGCCACCAGCACGACGGATCACTGCCTCATTGCGGAACACGGCCCGAACGGCAGGATCATCCGCCAGCGGTTGTGATGCCGCCGGAACGGCACCACTGGCGAAAGATGAATAACGTTCCGGCTCAGGCTCCAGCAGGACACGCCCCTGCATAAACAAGGGCATCAGCTCTGAACCTGGCCTGAACAATACGATCCCCATACGCGGGGCAATTTCAGGGGTCAGTAGTGCTCTCACGGTCACCTCAATGAACGGTATCGAGCAGCTTTAACAGCTCAGGGAATCGGGATTCGAAGAAATGCGGCTGCGTCTCGCGCGGATTTGCGGGACTGGTGATGTTCTTGCCGAACATGCAACCTTTCGCTGTCAGCGACCAGAATTTTTTGATGTTGTTAATCGCGGTACGGCTGTATCGTTCGCGCTGCTCGACGATCCCCAGCTTCACCATCTGGTGATATGCCTGATTAGCCGTCAGGCGGATACCATACTGTTTCAGCAGTGCACTCAGTGACAGTGTCGGGCGACTTGAGCCATCGTGTGCATCAGCAGGAGCATCAATGGCATAGCGCGGTGCCAGATTCGGTAAGCCAACAGCCTCCTGAAGTTTCTGACAGGCTCCAAGCACTGAAGAGTTAGACAGATTTAACTCCCGGCGCATAAAGTCCAGCAGAATCACGCCAGCCTGCATCTTGTCAGCAGCCTGTCCGGATAATTTTTCAGGTGCGCTGGTTACCATGTCGAAAGTACGGATCACCTTCAGATGGAATGACGGGCTGATCCACATTGCATAGGCATACACCAGTTCTTTGCAGACATACGTCCCCTGGTTATTTCCGCCACGAATAACGTTAACTGGCTCTATATTGACCGAGTTGCAAATCTGCAACTCGCTTATTAAACGTTCAGTTTGCTCATTGCGGAGCCAGAATGCAGGCTTATGCTTATCCAGAGAACCGGCAGCCCTGTGCAGATCGTTCAGGCTGTAACGCCCATAAGCATCACGACGAACTTCAATACCATCAATGACCATCAGATTATTCATACTTCGTTTCTCCTCTTGATCAGGCGGCTGCACCCGCCGTTTTCTCGTACTTACTGATAGTGATCTCGACCTTCCCTTCCGGGATAACCGGTCCCCACTCCACCAGCATTCTTTTCACCTGACTGTCGTCTTCCCACACACCCGCGTGGGTCAGGGCGTCAAACAGCGCCTTGTTATAGTTGTCCAGATCGCGGATCCGGTTATCCGGAGGAAACAACACGATCTCCACTGAAGCAGGTGCCGACGTTGGTTTTGGCAGACGACGTAACTGCTCAACTATTGCTGCACACGCCGCGCTCTGGAATTTGCGCCCCGCCGCGCTTATCAGGCTCTTACCTGCAAACGCCCCTTTATTGGGGTGTCGCCAGTACGTGTTCACGCTGGGCGGGAAAGGCAAGATCAGCTTCATACTTTCAGGCCCCTCTCATGTAACCAGTGGGCTGCACGCAGCCTGGCGTTTTCCTCACCGGCAAGCAGTGAGCGGATAATCCCGACCGCCTCGCTGTCGTCGTCCTTCACCACGGTATGAAGCGTGATGCCCCGGGCCACGCCACGCTTTATCGTGATGACGCCTTTTTTCTCCAGTGCGCGAAGATGTTCTACCGCTGCATTCACTGAACGGTATCCCAGCATGGTTGCCACCTCCTGATTGGTTGGCGGGAAGCCACGTTCTTTTTGGTAAGAAATCAGCATATCCAGCACCTGCTGCTGGCATTGAGTTAACATCGTCATGCCGCCATCTCCCTGACCAGTTTTTCCGCCTGCTGGCGAACCTGCGCCAGAAACGCCTCACCACATGCCTCAAGTTCATCGCGCCCGATGTAGCTGATTGCCGGTCCCTTCCAGGTCTTGTCAAAAACAGCAATAGCACCAGCGAAAAAAGCTCCTGTCGGTACCTGCTTCTCGTCTTTCGGGATAAACCAGACAGGCAGTTCAAAACCAATACGCCCGCGAATAAAAGCAATATGATCTGCATCTTCCGGCCACCACACTTCGCTGGTGGCAGCTTTGATCAAGAAAACATAGCGCCCGCCCTTATCACGCATGGCACTGGCATGTTTCATGATGTAACGCATGCCGGTGATGTATTGCCCCTCATGCTGACTGGCGCGGCTGTATGGGGGATTACCAAAGGCAGCCCCTTTAAGCTCCGCAAGACGTTCTGACCAGTCATGCGCCAGCGCGTTGTCTTCCGCCGTGTAATACGCAGCACATTTGGCGTTATCACCGTCAGTAAACAGATCCAGAACAAACGGGCCAAACAGGGTGTTAATTCCCCAGAAAATGTTGTCCGGCGTGCGCCACTGATCACCCACTTCCTTCAGTTCATGGGCTGGTTTGTTCCGCAGTTCCACCAGCTCCTGGCAATATTTATTACTCATTAAGCCCCCACGTAATTCCCTGACAGATACCACTCATCACCCGATACAGCGCGCTTGCTGCTTTTCCGTAAACACTGCTCACGACGCGCCAGAAAATTGTTTCGTTCTGGCTGGGAGTGGCTTTCACGGAATGCCGCCATCCACACCGTTGCAGCACGACGGTATAAGCCCCTGGACTCCAATTCTTCCGCCTGGCGGGTCAGGCACAAAATCACCCGGGGATCGTTAGTGCCGACATAGAAATTGCGCACAGGTCTGGTTTCACGAACTGGTTGTGGTTCCGGCTCCTGCGCTCTCTCAGTCAGGCGTGGGAAATGTCTGCGTGTATCTCCTTCACAACGGTGAGCCACACGCCCACTCTGACGTAACTTGCTTGCTGACTGCAGAACGCGCTGCCGTGAGTAACCTGCAAAAGCATCCGCAATGTCTCCGGAAGTACACCCCGGATGGGCTTCAATGAATTTCTGAACTTCATTCAAAAGACTCATGATCACCCCCTGAATCCTGCCGGGATCTGGCTGTAGTCCACGTTGTCGTAACTGGCTTTGAAGTACGGGTCTTCGCGTTTTTCTGTGTACGTGCTGACGGACGGCGATAAGCGCAGGGAAAGCTCATCCCATTTTTCCCGCAGCTTCGACGGGCTGAGCACGTTACGGCACCAGAACGGATCGCGGCTGACGCGGCTGTACATCTCGCAGATTTGTTTGTGAGTACGACCATCCTGCACACACATCAGGCGAATTTCGTTTGCCCAGGCTGTCCAGTTCGGTTCTTTGGGACGAACCACCTCGCCGTCACATTCGGCGGCCTGCTCGTACAGGGCGATGATTTTTTTCCAGAGCCACTGTGCGCAGGTCAAATCATCCTGCGTTCCCCACTGGCGCTTTTTAGGGCTGAATACAACCGCATCAGGATGGCGAGTTAAAAACTCCTGTTCAGCCGTCTGCGTGTCCGGTTGCGAAGCGTCCGGACGAGAAGTTTTTTTATCTGACGGATCATGTTTTGATTTTACTGACGGATCCCCGCCAGATTCTGACGGGTGAAAACCCGCTTTTTTGCCAGATTTCGACGCATCAAATTTTGACGGGTCAGATTTTGATGCGTCAGATTTTGACGGGTCAGAATCTGACAGTTGAGAAAATGCCGCTGCCTGAAGCTTCGCAACGTTAAGCTGATAAACATTCGACGCATTGCGGTTACCCTGGCGACGCGCCTTACGCGTTAACCAGCCTTCTGCTTCCAGCCGTGCGATAGCCGTTCTGACGGTACTCATTCCCGCGCCAATCTGGCGGGCAATGGTTTCAATTGATGGCCAGCACACACCTTCGTCATTACTGAAATCAGCCAGGCGGGCCATAATTGCCACGCTGGATAATTTCATGCCTGATGCAGCGCAACCATCCCATACATAGCCGGTTAATTTAGTGCTCATGACCGACCTCTATTTCCCTGAATTTACGACGAAACTGTTCGAGCGGGCTGAAGCACTCATGCTCATAGCCTTCGCGGAGGTAGATAACACGTTGTGTTTCCGGCTCCCAACGAATGACTCTGACGGGCACTCCGTAGTGATCTTTGAACCAGCGGTTAACTTGTCGCAAAGGACTGTCTCCTTCTGCCGGTTGAAATCACCCACAGCCCACTCTGCAAAGCTGTGGGTTACAATTTCCCTGTCACCTGGTACATTTACTGCATAGCAATACTCCACCTTCGCTTTTCCACCCGGTACAGGAAGCGCAATCAGTTGCGAGCGACGGTAGTGTGTTGTTAAACTGTTCATGCGTTAGTTTCTCCACAGTCACGACACGCCACGGCGCCCGGAGCTGCACACTCGCGGGCGTCACTACTTTCTGAAACGCAAAAGATTTTGTAGACCAGTGCTGCATGCTCCTGCAGCTTCGAAATTGAGAGGTACAGCTCATCGTTAATTGCTGTCTTCTCATGCGGTTCCACTACACCGTCTTCAATTGCTGAACGAATCTGTTTTGAATAACTGCCGATCTGTTCAATGACTTCCAGCAGGCGTTGGTTGATATCGGCGTTGTCCACATCCTCGACGTCAGGAAGAGACACAAAGACGCCATTTGCAGACTGCGCCACAGCATCAGCAATGAAGTGAGTGCCACCAGCACGCTGTAAAACCATTGCCCATCCCAGCGGGAAAATCTGATCGCCATCTGCACGAAGGCGGTTGAATAAAGCGTTTTCTGTTACATCGAGCCAGTCAGCCGCTTCAGCGTAACCACCCGGCAACGCCGCGATAGTTTTTCTGACAGCTTTCACGTACCACTCAGGCTGTTTTTCTATTTTCCAGTGATGCTTACCCACGGTTAGCCTCATCGTTCTGTGGTTAAAAATTGAAAGTGTTCTGCTAATCTTTCGGATAGATATCCGGTCTTAAGTCAGATTTCGTAATTGCACCTGACGTGCATTGCTCAAGTTTTTTAGCCAGCACAAAACTGGCTTTTTTATAGCCATTGAAAACCAGCCGTAAGTAGCCAGGTGTTGAGCCAACTTTTCCGGCCAACTCGCCCTGCTGTTCTTTGGTTAAAGAGTCCCAATACGCTTTCATACAATATGTACCTCCGGTGTACATATTACATGATTGAAATGAACCTTCAAGATACTTGTACCTTAACGGTACAAGGGTTTTAATTTCGTTATGAAAACAATCCATGACATCCGGCGGTCTAACGCCAGAAAACTGAGAGATGGTGTTGGCGGGAATTCTTCCTTTGCCACTATGATTGATCGCGAGCCAACCCAGACCAGCAGGTTTATGGGAGATGGTGCTACTAAAAATATCGGTGACAGCATGGCACGACACATCGAAAAATGTTTCGACCTGCCTGTCGGATGGCTCGATCAAGAACACCAGACAACGAACATCACAAAAAAACCTGATGTTTCAATCACTAATAAACAAATCACATTAGTCCCTGTCATATCATGGGTACAGGCCGGAGCATGGAAAGAAGTTGGATATTCTGAGGTTGATTTGAGCACAGCAGAAACGTATCCCTGCCCTGTACCCTGTGGGGAAATGACTTATATCTTGCGGGTGATAGGTGATTCAATGATTGATGAGTACCGCCCGGGAGACATGATTTTTGTCGATCCTGAAGTACCTGCCTGCCACGGTGACGACGTTATTGCATTGATGCACGATACAGGCGAAACCACCTTCAAAAGGTTGATAGAAGATGGGACACAGCGTTATCTCAAAGCGTTAAACCCAAACTGGCCTGAGCCTTACATTAAGATCAACGGTAATTGCTCTATAATTGGTACAGTGATTTTCTCAGGAAAACCAAGAAGATACAAAATCAAAGCCTAATCAATGTTTATGAACCTGCTTCGGCAGGTTTTTTTATACTTGACAATGTACCTTTGAGATACATAATGTACCCAAGCGAAACAACGAACAGGCAGGACGCCCACGAAGTAGCCGCCTGGGGCATATGAAGTCCAGGATGATTCGTTGAGTCATGTTGTGCCACTAGGCACTCATGTTAAAGCAGGTGTATGAAATGAAAGTCCAGATTTTAAACAATAACTGTGAAGTCGTTTGGTCATACGACATAGCCGCCCCTGTAGATCAGAGCGGCGATAGCTGGACCAATGGGAAACATCAGATTATGGCTGGAGTTGTGTTCTCTTTACGCCGTGCTTTGGAACAGGCTGAAGTATTTCCATCAGACCCTGAATGGAAATGGCCTTTTTCTATTTGTCCAAATTCGGAGAGCACATTTCAGAAAATTGGTCAGAAAGTCGCACTCGAAGAGCATCAGCCAACTGTTTCCTGATTTTTTCAGGTAACTCGTCGGCATCGCAGAAACAACAACGCTCGATCATGTTGAAAGCCGATTCGTAGAACTGTTTCTGCTGAGTGTCGCTGAGACAGGAAAAGAGCGACGTTACGATGATTTTATTAATTGCATTATCAAGTTCTTTTTCATCAAAAGTCATTTGATTTTCCTTTTATGTATACGGGCTTAAAAGGATACCACCGAGCCTGAAGTGGTGAAAAGACAGGCACATAACAGCTAAGTATTTTCAACCAAAGAGAATCCTTAGCGTTGTGGTGAATGCGGCTCAGCGCACGCGGGTTAAGGTTGAGGCTGACAGTCGACCTTCTGTGGATACCCACCCGTCTGGTGTGCAACCTTCGCCAGGCACCGGGAGGCACCCGGCACCACAACTTTATGCTGTGTGTAGTCCTGGCGGTACCAGTTTGTACCCTTGCTTCCGGCTGGTACCGTCCTTTTTACAAAACAGAGAAGAGCATCACCGGACGACGGGCTCATAACCCAATCCATCCGGGCGGCTGCTACCGCAGGTGTTCTTCTCTGTTTTGTGGAGAAACTAATCGGCCTTGCAGGGTCGATATGATGAGGAGCAGCAAAATGGCTAGCGAACGCAGTACTGATGTGCAGGCATTTATCGGGGAGCTGGACGGCGGCGTATTTGAAACCAAAATCGGCGCAGTTCTCAGTGAAGTCGCTTCCGGTGTGATGAACACGAAAACCAAAGGTAAGGTCTCACTCAACCTGGAAATCGAACCATTTGATGAGAACCGTGTGAAAATCAAACACAAACTCTCATATGTTCGCCCGACTAACCGCGGGAAAATTTCCGAAGAAGACACCACCGAAACGCCGATGTATGTCAATCGCGGTGGTCGCCTGACTATTCTGCAGGAAGACCAGGGACAATTACTGACTCTTGCCGGTGAACCTGACGGAAAACTCCGCGCAGCAGGTCATTAATATCGTTCTTAATTAACTGATTATTTATCTCATCACTGAATATCTTTATATAGTGAGGACTTATTATGTCTCAGAACTTAGACGCAACCGCAATTAATCAAATCCATGCCCTTATTTCTGCTCAGGGTGTTAATGAAATTATCAGTAAGATTGGTGCCGATGCTGTGGCATTGCCTGAGAATTTCCGCATTCATGATCTGGAAAAATTTAATTTAAATCGCTTCCGTTTCCGTGGTGCGCTTTCCACTGCCAGCATCGATGACTTTACCCGTTATTCTAAAGATCTTGCAGATGAAGGCACCCGCTGCTTTATCGATGCTGATAATATGCGTGCCGTCAGTGTGCTTAACCTGGGTACTATTGATGAACCAGGTCACGCAGATAACACCGCCACTCTCAAACTGAAAAAGACAGCACCGTTCTCTGCTCTGTTGTCTGTTAATGGCGAGCGTAACTCCCAGAAATCACTGGCAGAATGGATTGAAGACTGGGCCGACTACCTTGTGGGCTTTGATGCTAATGGTGACACCATTCAGGCAACAAAAGCGGCTGCGGCGGTCCGTAAAATCACGATTGAAGCAAACCAGACCGCTGATTTTGAAGATAATGACTTCAGCGGCAAACGCTCCCTGATGGAGTCTGTCGAAGCGAAGACCAAAGACATTATGCCAGTGGCATTTGAATTTAAATGCATTCCGTTTGAAGGTCTGAAAGAACGTCCGTTTAAATTACGCCTCAGCATTATCACTGGCGATCGTCCGGTACTGGTTCTGCGCATTATTCAGCTGGAGGCGGTGCAGGAAGAAATGGCTAACGAATTTCGTGATCTGCTTGTTGAGAAATTCAAGGACAGCAAAGTAGAAACCTTTATTGGTACTTTCACCGCCTGATTTCATTACTGCAAATGCCCCTGCGGGGGCATTTATGAAAACGTAATTTACTCAATAATCGCCGGATGGTGAGGGATTCTTTTTACCAGAATTCAGCGCGGTGCAGCGCATATACGTGGAGAACAAAATGTCATTTATTAAAACTTTTTCCGGGAAGCATTTTTATTATGACAGGATAAATAAAGACGACATCGATATTAACGATATCGCGGTTTCCCTTTCAAATATCTGTCGCTTTGCCGGTCATCTTTCGCACTTCTACAGCGTCGCCCAACATGCGGTTCTTTGCAGCCAGCTGGTGCCGCAGGAATTTGCTTTTGAAGCGTTAATGCATGATGCAACAGAAGCGTATTGCCAGGACATTCCCGCACCACTGAAACGCCTTCTTCCTGACTATAAACAAATGGAAGAAAAAATAGACTCCGTAATCCGTGAGAAATACGGATTACCCCCAGTTATGAGTACGCCCGTGAAATATGCCGATCTCATCATGCTGGCAACCGAACGCCGCGATCTCGGGCTTGATGATGGCTCTTTCTGGCCTGTACTGGAAGGTATCCCGGCAACAGAGATGTTCAACGTGATTCCACTGGCACCGGGCCATGCCTACGGGATGTTTATGGAACGCTTTAACGAGTTATCGGAGTTACGCAAATGCGCATGAATGTTTTCGAAATGGAAGGGTTTCTTCGTGGGAGATGTGTACCGCGAGATCTTAAAGTAAATGAAACAGATGCTGAATACCTGGTGCGTAAATTCGATGCGCTTGAAGCTAAATGTGCAGCACAGGAAAACAAAGTAATACCAGTGTCAACTGAACTGCCACCAGCAAATGAAAGTGTTTTGTTATTCGATGCTAACGGAGAAGGCTGGCTAATTGGTTGGCGTTCTCTCTGGTACACCTGGGGACAAAAAGAAACCGGAGAATGGCAGTGGACATTTCAGGTCGGGGACCTTGAAAACGTCAATATCACTCACTGGGCAGTAATGCCAAAAGCACCGGAGGCTGGAGCATAATGACCACTTTTACCGACAAAGAACTGATTAAAGAAATTAAAGAGCGTATCAGCAGCCTTGACGTGCGAGACGATATTGAGCGCCGTGCTTATGAAATCGCACTCCTATCTCTGGAAGTAGAACCAGATGAACGCGAAGCTTATGAATTATTCATGGAAAAGCGTTTCGGTGACTTAGTAGATCGTCGGAGAGCAAAAAACGGCAATAACGAATACATGGCATGGGATATGACTCTCGGTTGGATCGTCTGGCAGCAACGAGCTGGTATCCATTTTTCAACAATGTCACAGCAAGAGGTGAAATAATGGAGCCATACAGCCTCACACTCGATGAGGCCTGTCATTTTCTCAAGATATCCAGACCGACTGCCATTAACTGGATACGCACAGGGCGTCTTCAGGCAACACGCAAAGATCCCACTAAGAATAAATCTCCTTACCTCACAACACGACAAGCCTGCATTGCGGCTCTTCAGTCTCCGCTGCATACTGTCCAGGTGAGCGCGGGTGATGGCATAACAGAGGAAAGAAAATGTCACTCTTCCGCAGAGGTGAAATATGGTACGCCAGTTTCACATTGCCGAACGGTAAAAGATTTAAACAGTCTCTTGGAACAAAGGACAAAAGGCAGGCGACAGAACTCCATGACAAGCTAAAGGCTGAAGCATGGCGGGTCAGCAAACTTGGTGAAATACCTGATATAACGTTCGAGGAAGCGTGTGTCAGGTGGCTTGAAGAGAAAGCACATAAAAAATCACTGGACGATGACAAAAGCCGGATCGGATTCTGGCTTCAACATTTCGCAGGAATGCAACTAAGAGACATTACTGAATCAAAAATTTATTCAGCAATGCAGAAAATGACGAACCGGCGTCATGAGGAAAACTGGAGACTCAGGGCAGAAGCATGCAGAAAAAAAGGGAAACCTGTTCCAGAATACACGCCAAAACCAGCGTCCGTTGCAACGAAGGCTACGCATCTTTCATTTATAAAGGCCCTACTAAGAGCCGCAGAGCGTGAATGGAAAATGCTGGATAAGGCACCAATTATTAAAGTGCCTCAACCAAAGAATAAACGGATCCGCTGGCTGGAGCCCCATGAAGCACAAAGGCTGATTGATGAATGTCCGGAGCCATTAAAGTCTGTTGTTGAATTTGCACTGGCAACAGGCTTAAGACGCTCGAACATCATCAACCTTGAATGGCAACAAATAGACATGCAGCGCCGGGTGGCATGGATAAACCCGGAAGAGAGTAAATCAAACCGCGCAATTGGCGTTGCGCTGAATGATACTGCATGTCGCGTTTTGAAAAAACAAATCGGGAATCATCACCGTTGGGTATTTGTGTACAAGGAAAGCTGTACCAAACCAGACGGAACGAAAGCGCCAACAGTAAGGAAGATGCGGTATGACGCAAACACAGCCTGGAAAGCGGCGCTGAGACGGGCTGGTATTGATGATTTCAGATTTCACGACTTGAGACACACCTGGGCAAGTTGGCTGGTTCAAGCCGGAGTCCCGTTGTCAGTGTTACAGGAAATGGGAGGCTGGGAGTCTATCGAAATGGTTCGTCGATATGCTCACCTTGCACCTAATCACCTTACCGAACACGCACGGCAAATAGACTCGATCCTGAACCCATCGGTCCCAAATTTGTCCCAGTCAAAAAATAAGGAAAGTACTAATGATGTGTAACTTATTGATTTAAATGGTGCCGATAATAGGAGTCGAACCTACGACCTTCGCATTACGAATGCGCTGCTCTACCAACTGAGCTATATCGGCCCTGAAAGGACATGTTCACGAACGTGAATCACGGTGGACAAGGTTAAAACTAACCGGGCGATGCGTCAATGGCCTTGTGAATCAAATGGCTACTTTTGCATCACCCGGTTTTATTTACGCACGAATGGTGTAATCACCAATGCCGATCCACTTGTAAGTGGTCAGTGCTTCCAGCCCCATTGGGCCGCGCGCGTGGAGTTTTTGTGTGCTTACCGCCACTTCCGCCCCCAGTCCAAACTGGCCGCCGTCGGTAAAACGCGTAGAGGCGTTAACGTAAACAGCGGAGGAATCCACTTCGTTAACAAAACGCTGGGCGTTGCGCATATCGCGGGTCAGGATCGCATCGGAGTGTTGCGTGCCGTGTTCACGAATATGGGCAATGGCGTCATCCAGATCGCTAACGATTTTGACGTTCAAATCTAATGACAGAAACTCATCGTCATACTCTTCGGCTTTAACAGCCACCACCTTCGCGGGGCCTGCCTGCAACTGCGCCAGCGCGGCTGCATCAGCGTGTAACGTCACGCCGCTTTCCGCCATTTGTTTGCTTAATGTGGGCAGGAAGCTATCAGCGATGTTTTTATTCACCAGCAACGTTTCTACCGTATTACACGTGCTCGGACGCTGAGTTTTCGCGTTGACAATTACTTTCAGGGCTTCAGCGATCTCTGCGCTTTCATCAACGTAAATATGGCATACGCCTATACCGCCTGTGATCACCGGGATTGTCGACTGCTCGCGGCACAGTTTATGCAAACCAGCCCCACCGCGCGGGATCAGCATGTCGATGTATTTATCCATACGCAGCATTTCACTGACCAGCGCACGGTCAGGATTATCAATTGCCTGCACGGCACCCGCCGGTAAGCCGCAGGATTTCAGGGCGTCCTGAATCACCGCTACCGTTGCAGCGTTAGTGCGACAGGTTTCTTTGCCGCCGCGCAGGATCACCGCGTTACCGGTTTTCAGGCACAGGGAAGCAACATCAACCGTCACGTTCGGGCGCGCTTCATAAATCACACCAATCACCCCCAGCGGTACGCGACGACGCTCAAGACGCAGGCCGCTGTCCAGTACGCCGCCATCGATTACCTGCCCCACCGGATCGGCGAGATTGCACACCTGGCGCACATCGTCGGCAATGCCTTTCAGCCGTGCGGGCGTCAGTGCCAGACGGTCAAGCATCGCTTCGCTAAGGCCATTGGCACGCGCGTCTGCAACATCCTGTGCGTTAGCGTTGAGGATGCTTTCGCTTTGTGCTTCCAGTTCATCGGCGATTTTTTCCAGCACACGATTTTTTTCGCGGCTGGAGAGTTGCGCTAATTTATACGAGGCTTGCTTCGCGGCAATGCCCATTTGTTCCAGCAT